GATTCAACATCAACTTCTATAGAGGGTAATATATCCCCACGTTTAAGTTGTCTATTGATATCATCATCATTTGTTCGTACTTTAAGGTATAAACCTTTATCTATATCGTATCTAGCTTCGCCAACGTCTATATCTACTTTCTTTTCAAGGTTATGGTCAATATGTCCATTTAATACCTTGGTCCAAGTTGGTAAAGCTGCCATATGTGCAGTAGGGTCAATAAGATATCTATCTCCTGAGAGACCACGTAATCGCGTGTCATTCTCAGTTGCAAGTATCCAAGTCCAGTCATCTCCTCCATATAATGAAAGAACGCTAGTCTTTTTGTCACCTGCCATTACTTTACGAGCTCTTTTTCGTTTATCTGTAACTAAACTTGTAACAGCCTCTGCTAATTCAACGCAAGAGTAGTCATTTGACTTTTTCATCTTACGCATCCACGCTGGCATTCTGCCAGTTTCGCAGCGCTTTTTAACGGGTGTGGTTACAACTTCGCTCATATTAAAATCTCCATTAAGTATATATGGAACTAAACCTTTATATCCTTTACTTTGTAAGCTATAATACCACTAGAGTTGAGTATAGGCTTTGCCCTTTCAGTGTTTTTAATAGGAACACGTGACAAATCCATCTCGTCACCAGGGTCATTGCCGACAATGACTTTAGGTTCACTTTTTGTTTGATTTTTTGGCTTTTTTGAGTTGTTTATTGACTTTCGCTTCATTCTTATTATCTTTTGTTTTGTTACCTATATTAAGCTTTGCCTCGGATTTAATTACTATGTCTTCTCTGTCGTCATCAAAAACTATCTTCATCTTTTATATCCTCGTTTAGCTCTTGCAGCTTTGGCTGCGTGTATAGCTTGTTCTTGTTTTTTAGCGCTTTTCTTGCTCTTATGTTTACCAAGTAAGCGTTTTCCGCTTTTAGTCATCAATCTATAACCCTTTCCACTTTTCTTTACTACCATATCTACCTATTTTTTCTTTTTGTTACGTGCTGCGAACTTTCGTGCTCCAGACACACTTCCGAAACCCCAAGCCTTCAAAGCTAATGCCTTTCTAGTTGGTCTTCCTTTAGAGTCCTTCATTGGACCTTTCATACCAGCAAAACGTGCTGCAAAGCTAACCCTTCTTGGATTAGTTCCCTTTTTAACAGGTGATTTAAGATTACCTCCGTCCTTACGTTCGAAATGTTTTCTACCAGCTTCGTTTAGTCCCCCTTTCGGGTTCTGATATTTTTTCTTGACCATTATTTCTTACGTTTGTATGTTCGTTTCTTTGCAGTTTTTGCAGCACGTGTAAACTGTTTCTTAGTTGGGGCACCCTTAGTTCCAGGTTTCCTCATCTTTTCTTTTGAACCAGATTTAATACGTCTGCGTTTTGCGTGTATGTTTGCATACAAACCCCTCGTAGTGCCTTTAGCCATTTATTCCTTCTTGGCTTTTTTTGCTTTTGGTTTTGCTTTTGGCTTTGCCTTTGGTTTAGCCTTAGGTTTTTCTTCCTTTGGCTTTGCTTTAGGTTTGTCCATTTCTTCCAATTCTTTAAGTTCGTCTAAAGTTGGTACACCTGCGTTCATAGCTTTTTCTACTATTTCCATAAGTTCCCATTGTACTAGTGTGTTCATTCCTCGTTCGAACATACCTCTAGCCTTTAGATAATCCATCATTTCTTGTTTTTCCATAGTTTATTCTCCTATTCTTTACTTTCCATTTTATGTTCTTGTTCTTGTGCCTTAGTTTCTATCATCTGAGATTGTTTCTGAGCGTGGTCATTATAATCGATAACAGCTTGTGCTTTTACCTTATAGAATGCTGTTTTCTCAGCTTGCTCTTGTTTCCAAACATCTAAGGCATCTTTGATAATCAAAAGGGCTGGCCCTCCCAATATAGCTATCAGAGTTGTATATCCTTCTATTTGCTCAAGAACTGCTGCGTCATTAAGTCCGCTATGAATAACGAATCCCGCAAATCCAACCCAGAGTAACACTAAAGGTACTGCAATCATAAACATAAATATATCGTTGAAGGTTATTCCTTCACTTGCTTGTTTACTCATAATTTCAATCCTCTTTTCCGTTTTTACTTCTGTTCTTTTTAATGCTTTCCCTACAATAGCACTCATTACTACAATTGCCATCAACGATGCGACAATCGCACACGTCACAGCAACTAATTCCAACAACTTTATCGCCCATTCCATTACTCCTCTAAAAATAATTCCTCAATCATAAAATAATTGACCCACTCATAGGTACCATTTCTTTCCCAATCTGCATATAGATTAACATATATAATATAATAACCAGTATATGGTTCAGTAAACCATTCTGGTCCAGAACGTAATGTATATTCATTTGCTTCCCAGCCAGTTACATTATAATAATAATCATTATACATATAACCATTCCATATTGTTTCGTTATCCTCTACTTTCAGATGTCCGACATCATAACCAACTAGGACGGGCAATGTTTCCTGGTCACAGTTGGTATCTATATCTACTGTTATATTTAACGTAGATTCATCTACTCTGGAATAATTGCCATATTGCAATCCATTCCAAAAGTAAGTTTGATTAGCAGTACAATTGTATTCTTCGTATTCACACGAACCATCATCTTCATCTGCCCTATCATTATAATTTGAAGCGTCTATATCCATACATCCATAAACAGTTTCATTCGTGGTCGTCTGGTTTCCAGTTTGGTTATCTCCAGGACCCCCAAGAAATTGACAGCGCCCATTATCGTGCGTTGCCTGTTTATTATAATTTTCTGCATCTGGATTAGTGCATCCATAAATTACTGGAGGCGGGAAAATACAGGAACCGTTGTCAAAAGTAGAATCCTTGTTGTAATTAACCGCAGAAGGGTCCATACAGCCTCCCAAAGGCCCTGTAGGTTCTTCTGAGTCAAATAGGTCTCCTAACATACTTAGGTCGGCCGTACCGCTCCCAAACATAGCTATAATCAATACTGTTAAAATCGAACCTATTTTTTGACCTAACTTAGTTTCACCAAGTTTGTCTCCTGCTTTACCTATAGTTTCGAACAAACCCTCTTCTTCATCGTCTGGTCTTCGTCCAGATATGCCTAGGGCTTCTTTTTCCTCGTCACTAATAACGCTTATTGCTCCGTAATCATCTCGTGCCATTAGTATTTTCTTCCAGACTTTGCAGCTGGGTAATTTGCTCTAGCACCTTTTTTCATATCACTATCTTTCATTAACTTGCCGTCTGGCATATAGTGATAACCTTTTGGTGCTTTTTTTCCGTTTTTTGCCATTATTGTTCTTCCTCTCTTGTTCTTTTATCTGCGGAGTCATCATTATTATCTTCTTTGGATTTTAGGTTACCGCCTGGTAACTTTCCTCCTTCACCTCCAATAGCTAACGCAGATACATCTTTAAAGTATGTTGTACCTTCATCAATTATTGACATTTGTTCTAGTAGCCTTTCTCTAGATATAACGTTCTTCTCGAATAGATTTAACCATATCTCGGGTTCATAGTATTTATTGAATACTAATTTACACGGCTGTTCGGTTATATCAGGGAAGATTTGAGTTTCAAAGAATCTTGCGACTGCCCTCCTATATCGCTCTATCTGTCTCTCAGCTCTTATTTCTTGCCGTGAGATAATAGATTTATTAGCGCCACTTTGTTCTATTAGCCCAATTGAGAATAAATAATTCATCAATAAAGCAGATATAACTGGCTCTAAATGGCCCATTACTTCTAAAACCCTGCTATCACGTGAACCTGCGCCTGTAGTTCCCATATACCCAACTTCGTGGTGGTTATCTATAGCCACAACTCCCTGAGTAGCAGATGCTATCTTATCATAAGTTTTAGCTAGGTTCTCCAAAGCGGTTTTTTTATCGGAGTCACTGTCCAACCCACTTAGGTCCGCACTAATTACTTTTAGATTAGATGCATTTTGTTTAATTGAAGCGAGAATGTCTCTATCCACTCCCTTTAATGCCTTAATTACGTGAAAACTAGACCGACCAAATGGAATGCCGTAAGGTGACCGTGGGTCTCGCTTAATACGGCACAAGGCTATTTGTTCGTTTCTATAATCATCATAATCAGCTATTCTCCAAGTTTTTAGATTTACTAAAAAGTTAGAGTCTGATGCGACACTTACTTGTAACATTTGAGTGTCTTCGACTTCATTTACTTTAGCTCCGATTGTAGATGAATAGGTTTGCGATTGCCCCATTATTGAGGAAGGCATACCAGTACCATCTAATCGATTTGCTGGCTTGTTAGAAGCAACTTTTCGCTCCTTTGCCATTAAATCTAGACGTAGAAGACGTCCATTCATAGCTTTTAACTGGGATAATTTACCATCATTCCAGTATTTCTTTAATGCTCCCGTACCTTCACGGACTACATTAAGACCCATCATTTCTACCTCATCGTACGCTAACGGGTCTACTTCCTCAAAAAACTTTCGTACTTCGTTAGCACCTGCGCCAACAAAGTGATAATCGGTGAACATTTCCCCGACTACATAGTCAACTAAAAAGGAGAACCACTCATTTTCTTGATATTCCACAAGATAATGGTCATAAAATTTAGTTACTTCTTTATCTCTATAATCTCCAATATCTGTATTATATACGTCAAAAGTTTCTTGAGAATCAGTTAGCGGACTGTCGGCGGATGAAAACCATCCACCAAAAAATGGTTGTTTCTTATTTTCGGACATCGTGACTCTCCATTATTTATATTTGGAACAATTTTCCATCTTCTTCGTACAATGCAGGGTTCTCTAAATATGGTCTACGTTTGTCAACCCAGATTATCGAACCTTTGCGTCCTACGAACGTAACATCATATCCATATTTCTTTGCGTACGTTGCTAGAGCCCAGTGGCTTTCGCCAAAGTACTTAAATCCCTTAATGATACGATGTAATGTTCCTAAAGGTATACCAAGTTCGTCTGCGAACACTCGGTAACTCTGTTTCTTACTTTGATTTCTATAGCACCAATTTAAGATAGCTATGCAATCATTTTCTAAATTTCCTCCGTAAAAGTTCATATTTTCAACTTTGATACTCCAAATCCTAAATAAGGTGGGCTTACATCTTTTGATAAATGTAAAAGGGCTAATCCCATACTATCTAATAGGTCGATAGTGCCTCCTACAGGCTCTTTAAACTTCAAATAGTTCGAAGTTCCTTGTACTTTCTGTACGACTACTCCGTCGTGCTCTAAAATAAATTTAGTATAGAAAGGTTCTGTTTTCGGGACACTCAAACGTCCGTCCATTATTATTTTACGATAATTCTGTAACATATCGTGCTTATATGGACCTGTCATCCATACGCCTAGTACTTCTTTCTTTGCTGCCGTCTCATTTGAGTATATCTTGTTTGACGGTATTCTCCTAGGTTCTTTAGTCAAGTCTGCTGTTATTTGTATGCCTGCAGCAGTAGCATCTGGGTATATTCTTACTATTCTATCTCTATACGCGTGATATATACGTTTTATACGTTCTATAATAGGGTCATAGTCCCTGTGTCCCTTTTCAGGGGGTACGGGGGAGATTTCTTCCCAGTAAACTAGACGTGCATTGCCCGCTAATACCTCAAACACCGTTATTTGCGTAGGATTTAACAACAATCCGTAGTCTATCCCCATAATATATTGCCTGCCTGCTTCTGAATTAAGAGTGAAGTCCCAAGAATCCTGCGCACAGGCCTCTAAAAACAGTTTTGGGAAGAATTTACCTGCTGATTTAGGGAATTCGCCCATATTCTCAGCAACAAAGTCCTCATTAAGCATACAACACTTGTTACACTTCCACCCATCTATCTCTGCGTCCTCTGTTAATTCGCGCGGGGCACAGATTCCCTTCTTCAAAACCCACTGACAGGGAATATGAAGACGTTTGAAACGGTTTTTTATATAGCTACGGGTGATTGCGCCTTGTAAAATGGCATCCCACACGTCAATGTGGTGAGTTCCATACTCATCTGGGTCATTTTTATAGGCATCCCACTCCATTTCAAGCTCTGGATTAGCGATACTCTTGGGGGTACCGACCATTATCATCTTCTTTTCGGTATATGTATCGGCCATCATATCGTCAATAACGGTAGTTCTGACCTCTTTGGTAACTAACTCTATCTCATCTACGATGAAAAGAGACCCCTTATTACCACGTTTACTGTCTGCTTTCTGCGATTGCGCTAAATTACTAGCTACAACCTCTGATTCGTTAAAGGCAAAGCGAATATATTCTTTACCGAACGTTCCTCTCTTCTGTACACCAGCGTTTGGTTGGACGTAATGGTCCATTAAGTAGTCGCAACGCTTTAAACACTTCCATATGTCGTCCATAATGAACAACTGTGCTTGTGTAGGAGCAAATATTACTGCTCTGGTAGACTGTTCCTTGCACATCTTCCATAAAATATAGGCACTGAGTACTGCACTCTTACCTATCTTACGAGGTTCAATGAATAAATTTACTTCCCTCGATTCAAAAATAGCCGCTGCCTCACTCTGCCAAGGTGCAGGATACATAGGCTTGCGGTTGTCAAGTCGCACATACGCAACACAGAACAAGTCAAAGTCTGTCAGTATACGTCTGTGAAACTCTTCGTCCGTCGGAGAAGACTCAGCAACGTTGACGAACCGTTTAAATATCTCATAATTATGAGTAAAACGAACGTCTGTAGCCGAGTCCTCCTCTAAGGTCTTTTTGGCTTCTACGATAACGTTAGCCAATTCGTACATTAAGCTTCTTTTGCTATATCTCTAATAAGTTTCTTAACTGTACCTTGAGCTTTCTTTTCAGTGTGGTCAAAGTTGCTTAGAATAACTTGTACTAAAATTTCATTCTTAAGATGCTTTTCTGCTTCTGCTGATAAGGCCTCTCTCATCTTTGGAGTTAAGTTCTTCTCTAAGAGTTCTAATATCTCTGCTTCGTGTTTTTTCATAAACTTGGACGCATAGACATCTACGAACATCTTAAAGGCAGGAACTTTGAAGTAGGCTACTACCCCTGCTCCAACGATTACCAAAAGAAGACCTATAAGTTCTGGAGAACCTGTAAGAACGTCAAGAATGGTCTCAATCATACTTTCAGTATCACTGTCACCAGTCAAGTTAGTTGTTACGTTTGTCTCTGCTGTTGTGTTATTAGTCATTTTCATCTACCTCTATATCTATTATTTCTTGTTGTTTTTTCCATTCAACCTTCAAACCACCGTCTTCGCCCTTTAATTCCATAAGGAGTTCTTGAGCAGCACCTACGCTGTCCTGAATGATGTTGGTGTTACGTGCACGTTGTAAGTAATTCAATACATACTCGTTCATTTTTCGCATACGTTCGTTTGTAGTTTCGTAATTTATAAGTTCGTCAATGTTCTTCTCGTACGACCAAGAGTCGTAACGTTCCAATTGCATTAACATAGCAGCAACGCGGCTGGTTTCAATGATGTTCAATGATAAGCCTGGGTCCTGGTCAAGTTCGCACAGGTAGAACTTATAACGTTCATAATCCTCTGGTACTTGCTTAATCTTTTCTACTAACGACAATGGGTTGTCCATTGTTAGTGCGTTAACTAGTTTGTATTTCTTTAATCCGTGCTCTTTGCTAGTCATAGCTACTCTATATGTGTATTTGGAACTATATAAGTCTATTGGTAGATGTCCTATAATATCTCTCTTATATGTTTGTTATCTATACAAAAAGGGTTTTAAAATTTTTACTCGCTTCTGAACTCACTAAGTAACGAGCACAGTAACATTGAGAGGACCGATGAGGCCGTTTGTCGTCGATAAACATCAAAAACAGAGAGCGGAATCCTGTTTTTCTTCTTTTGATGATGTCATATATAAACTACTCGGAAAAGCTTTATATTAGTTGTAGCTATATTCAATATGTCCGCAACCGGTCCAATGCAAAGCTAGTAATGGCAGTGATGTCTTAGTCAGAAGATAAGACGAGCCACGAACACGGGCCGGATTCGCCACACAAACGCGGATAAAAGAATGGAGGTAAACCAAATGACAAAAAGTCAAGAAGCAGCCATAAAGAAATTGACCAAAGAACTTAATTCTCTTAAGAGAAGGGTCAATAATGTAGAAGCTGACGTTGAAGTTCACAATAAAACACTTGAGGGTGATTTTATGAGAGCTTCTAAAAGCGTCAAGAAAGCTGGTCGTTCTAGTAGTAGTTCATCGTCTAAAAAGCGTGTGACTGATACTGACGGCCTTTTCTGCTGCACAAAGTGTAAGCTTGATGATTATTCCACTGAGAAGTGGTCTAAGAAATTCATCGGTAATATTCGAGTCTTTCGAGGCAAGAATTCCGAGAAGAACGCCAAGCAACATTACACTTTGTCAAAGGGGAATGGCAAACACGGACATACATCTAAATTGTATGCTACTGTGTTAGCTAAGCAGAAATAAATAAGTAATTATTTGTTTCAGTATGTCATAGCCTGTGAAACTAACAACAGCTCATATCAGTAATGATTAACTGAGCTGAGGCACGGCATCTTAGGGGATGATGTAAAACTCCCCTCATCCGCTCATAGTTATATCTCAGGATATAACGGGCAGGAATAACATATGACAAATAAAATATGGGAAATAACAGATAAAGGCTTGAATTTAGTTCTTGAACATCAAGAACGGAAGAAAGAAGGTGGAGAATTCCGAGAGTTAATGAAAACTTATTCACCTATTTTAGAATCGGGAAAAACAATAAGAGAGGAAGAAGAAAATGAGTAGAACATATGGACTAAGCACAATGAAGGACAACCACTTCAGACGTAATCCTAATACCATCCAGAAAATAGATGGTAAATGGATAAATGTCAAATATGCATCTGATGCAGAACACAGAATCAACGGCAAAAAGGTAGTAGATATCTTTGGGAGATTCAAGTGAGAAGAAGACATATGACTGCTGGTGAATATGTGACTCTGTGTGGGCACGATATGACGACCCAAGAATATCGCTTCGCAAGGGACAGAGCTTGGCATCAAGTGAACTGTAAAAGGTGCTTACAGAAAGCATAAGGGAGTCAGTAAAGGTTGGGGGGCTTCGGCCCCCTCTGGCCTACGGTGTTTATTATTTTATCCATAGCCATATATACGTCCACTCGCGCGCTCGCGCGCCTGCACGCACGTAGAGCCGACATTTAAAATCTCCTACGTAGGTGAAACACACGCATATCCCGCAGTGGGAACGAACATTCAAACCCACCCGAATCACGGAGGTGCATACACACGTGGCCTTGACATCCTCTATTCCAAGGTTTTATATAGAACCCCGATTTTGTGAGGACGGTGAAAATGTGAAACAATACACATCACAGGAGCTGAAAGCGCACATACGTGTGCTAACAGCCGAGTTAGACAGTCGGAAGGAACCGGCTACCCCCGCAACTACATACACCTTGTGTAAGGTAGACGAGGCAAACTACGACACGTTCGACAACGTGGTCTACG